AGCCTCTCTGACCTCTGACTAAAAGTCTGAGGTTTTTACCGCCACAACGTGTGACGGCACCCATCGGCGGGTCAAACGGGTTTTATACCGAATGACGGTTTTACTCAAATGATCACTATCCCATACAAGTATGTCTGGGAAAGCGCTGTGATTATCACCTTCCTTATACTCCTCACGGGGCATATGGAAGCATTTAAGTAAAGCTGCATATCCATCAAGCCTGTCATCTCTTTTCAGAGGGACAAGCGCAAAAGTCCTGGTTAGGAACTGATGCGTGTTGCGGCACCACTTATGTGGTTCCACAGCATCTTGACGAGTATGCCACCCTAGTGAACCAGAAAACTTAGATACTAAGGGGAGACTGCTTCCTATTGCAGTTTCCACGAGTTCTCTAAGCCAGGTGCTAGCTGAGTAAAGACTTTCCATCCACATGTGGTTGGATAAGCTTACAAAACTGGCAATAACACTAGGACTTTCGCCGATTTGTTGATCTGGACGATGTCGGAGATATAGGGGCGTTATATCAACACCCCTAAAAGCTTCAACACCGCAGCTTTCCTTAAAGTTTCCTGAAAGGAAGCTCTTCCTAATGTTGACCTGTAGGCCAACATTTTGAAGCCAGTTCACAACCTGAGGTGCGTGTTCGGTTTTAACGATGATATCATCGCCGTAGACCCGAACACAACGACTAGCGCGCTTGACATTTCGGGGATTGGGGGAAACCCCCCAATCGTCGAGAATGGCTGCAATGCAGACTACCGCAAAGCAAACACTCTGTACAGGAAATGTCAAAGCGTTACCCATTCCGGCAAACTTACCTAAGGTTAAAGGAGGCTTGGTTGCCTCTTCAACAATAGGCGAACGGCAATCCATCATCCGCTGATAGAAATCAGGGATATGTCTGAATACTAACTTCACGAGCTTTAGGCTCATTAAGTCAGATGCAGACTTTAAATCGATGGTTGCCCAGTTGTCGTAACGGGAGCCCTCAAGAGCTAATTTTTGGTTATACTCTTGATGGGTTAGTGCGATACAATTACCTAGGACCTTACATGAGTCTATCGAAGACTTTAGTTCGGAACTTAGACCTTGTTGAAGAAATTGATTCAACATGGGTTCAATGGTAATTGTCCGCCTCGAGGTAGAGTCCTTGAGAACGGAGATTAACTTCGCACTATCTAGTCGCGGCTTACGTTCAAAGAAATCCGTTTCCGGAATCTGGACCAGACCAATTTGAGTTCCTGGTAATCCTGTTGAGAGATTGTTTTCTCCCCATAGGTACCAGTTGCTTCGTCCTCCAACTCTTGGAGGAAGGTTAGCAACGTGAAACTCAGAGTATCCAGCCCAGTCGGGAACGTATAAGTCCCTACTAAGGACTTGCTCAAGCTCTGACCATTTCTGGTTTGAGCGGAAGCCTTCTTTGACCGCACCTGGACCGTGTTTGAAGTTGACATTTTTAGTCTCCTTATGTTTCATGAGGGGGTTTAGAATGTAACGACAAACACGATCAATGTGATGATCATGCCTGTCGGGTATTACAACCTGACTTGCACGCTCGTCACACTGATAAAACCCATCTACCGCCTTTTGGTGAAGAAGTTCTTCACACTCAGGCGATACAAGGGTTTTCTTAAAGATTAGAAGCACGCCGTGAAGCGCCTTCAGGACGTTGAAGTCAACGTCATCTTTAAGGAGTCCAGTTCTAGGTTCAAATATTTCACAGAACATACCCGAAAATAACGCCGGGATTGTTCCCCCATGGGTTTTTCTAAACCCAATAGGGCAGGTGAACCATCCAGATGATATGCCTCTCACGAGAGCATGATCTAAAGATGGTAAAGCTACGGTAAGGAAACCGTAGCCTTCATTTTTGAACCTATTCTTAATCGTGATGATATCACGGTTAAGGCCTTTCACATCAGGATTTTGCCTCTTGACGTCAGTCAAGAGACAAAGGAGGAGCGCTATCGGACTTTTCATCATTTCCTCCATATGGGGTTAATGATTCCGAGTCCGCTATCGGCCCTTGGTCAAGAAATTGACCTATCCGCCAAATAACCGGGAGAAGAAACTTCCGATTATTTGTGGTAAACTAGTGAAGCATATATCCCCTCCAAATGGCGTAAGCCAAGAGGAGAAGATACATAAACACTCGGATACCATTAGCAATAAGACAATCCAACCGGTAGGACTCAGATAGGCTTCCTTGTTTGGAGCCCATCTGAACCTCACGATTGGAATGCAATAAGCTTAGCGGTTGTGACTTGCGTATCGTCACGGTAATCCGTCAAGGCTTTACAGAGTGCAACAATCTGTGCATCTGAGAAGCCAGTGAGGGGCCGTACGATAGTAAGTGAACAAGAAGCAGTATATTTCTTGTTCACACCGGTGACGGGATCGGGAGCAATGACAGTCTGCAACATTTGCAGATAGTGCTTGTCTCCACCTCCCTTCAGCGTGGCGTGATTGGTAATAACGGTATAACCGTTAGTAGCATCACGACGCTCTGATCCATACCCATCTTGCTTCACTAACGCGAAGCTAAGAGCAGGTGTGGGTGCAGCGGCCGCAACGTCGACTGGGTCGGCTAGCATGGACGTCTCCTGTGAAATGGATGAGCTAGGAACGAGGCTTGAAAGCATCTTTCCTAGTAAAACCCGATCTTTGTGCAAGAATAGCACCAAGAATCGAGTGCTGATATGCCGTTAAACTAGACGGCACACTAGTACGTTTCACACCATC